TCTACGCACTTACTACCCTGAAACATTCAATGACTATATTGAAAGTAGCGAGTTTATCGCTCTATTAGATGTTATGGCGTTCATGGGACAAGGTCTTGCGTTTCGTAATGATCTTAATACCCGCGAAAACTTTATTGATACCGCTGAACGTAGAGACAGCGTAATCAAATTAGCTAACTTAGTTAGCTATAATCCAAAAAGAAATATAACTGGACAAGGCTACATAAAAGTCAATAGTATTCAAACAACAGAAAATCTCACTGATATGAATGGGTATAATTTAAGCAACTTACCCGTGCTTTGGAATGACCCAGTTAATGTTAATTGGTTAGAGCAATTTAATACAATCATTAACGCAGCACTAATCAATGTACAACGAGTTGGGCGCCCTGGTAATAGCCAAACCATACTTGGTATTAAAACAGATGAATATACACTTAGTATTCCTCCAGGTAACTTGCCCGTTATTCCATTTACATCACAAGTAGATGGCATTACTATGAATTTTGAATTGGTAAGTGTAACCAGCGTTGATGAAGATTATGTATATGAAATACCACCTGCACCATCAGGTAGATTTAATATGGTATATCGTAATGATAAATTGGGATACGGTAGCCCCAATACAGGTTTCTTCTTTTACTTTAAGCAGGGCACACTAACTAATTACGACTTTAACTTACCACAGCAGATATCAAATCAAGTGGTAGAGATTGGAAACATACAAGGTATTAATAATACTGATACTTGGTTATATCAATTAAGTGCCAACAACGGCAACCAAGCTCTTTGGAAAGAAGTAGCCAGTGTATATGCAAACGCGCAATTACAAACAGAATCTAGCTATAAGAAAATATTTTCTGTTGTTTCAAGATTTAATGACCAAGTTGCTTATGCGTTTGGTGACGGAGTATTTTCAGAAATCCCAGTTGGGCCGTATCGTGCTTATGTTCGTGCAGGCAATGCGCTTACTTATACAATTGATCCAACAGAAATGCAGGGTATATCAGTGACAATTAGTTATATTAGTAGATCAGGTAAAACAGAATCACTAACACTTGGATTAGAACTACAACTCCCAGTCACTACGGCATTAGCTAGAGAGTCATTAGCTGAAATCAAACTACGAGCACCTGCTCGCTACTATACACAAAATCGTATGGTTAACGGGGAAGATTATAACAATTTCCCATATACTCTATACAGTTCAATTATAAAAAGCAAAGCAATAAATCGTAGCTCAGTGGGAGTTTCAAAAAATCTAGACTTACTAGATCCAACTGGTAAATATAGTAGCACGAATTCATTTGCAAATGATGGCGCACTTTATCAAGATGATTCAAATGGAGGTATCATAGCCACTGCTACCAATGTAAATGAAATTATCACAGTTCTAACAGATAAGATAGGAATTGCACTATCAGATAATCGTGTTAAACAATACTACCTTCAAAATTACCCAAGATATAATTTGAATGAGGCCTCAGGTGATGGTGTCGTATATTGGAATACTAGCACGGTGGATAATAATAGTATAACTGGTTATTTTTATAATCAGATATTAGGTGCCGGCCGAGTACCTATACCAGTAGGTACATTCTCAAGTTATAATGCAAAATATATTACTAAGGGCGCACTTATCAAAGTAACTGCCCCATTAGGCTATTATTTTGATCAAAATCACAGATTGATATCTGGAATACCAACAACATCAGATATAACATACTATTGGACCACTGTTCTTAATGTAGACGGTAATGGTTATAACTTTGGTGAGGGTAATTTTGCAAATGGTACAGGTCCAGTAACATTAAATGGATTTGTTCCCGGTGGTGCAGTTATTGTAGTTGTAATACCTGTATTTACTAACGTATTACCAGAAGTTATTATCACAGAAGCAATAACTAAAATGGAGTTGAACCAAAGTTTCTCACTGCTGTTTAATAACTCACTAACAATTAATCAAGTCAGATGGAGTATAGACGCTTACAATACTACTGGTTGGGTCGTTAATTTCTTAAGTCAGGGAGCCGGAAGATATCAAATTTCATATCGTTCAATTAGATATTATTTTGGTAGTGTAGCGGATACTAGATTTACATTTGAAAATGGTCAAGTAATTTATGATCCTTTTACTGGTAAAGTTTTAGCAGACTATGTAAAAGTACTAGAAACAAATACTCAGCCTAATTCTAATTACCCCCTAACAACTCCTGTGCCAGTTACAGTGATTGGACAAACAATAGAAAGTGATGGTTATGTAAATGATTTTGAAGTTCAGGTAGCAAGTATTGATGTGAATGATAGAACAGTAGTTACTGATCCCGACTTCTTTACCACGGTTACAGGATATGTTGCAGGATCTAGTAATATAGGCATTTACACGTTCTTTGAATTAATTCAAGATGCAGTAAACTTGTCTAGGTATCAACTAATACCTACCGCAGACGTAGCTTATCAATATGCAAATCAAACAGCAATTGAATTAGTCAAGTATGATTATCCAGTAGGACAATTATTTTATGCGTACGGAGAAAATAAATTTTATATAACCGCACAAGATCCTACAATAACTACTCCATATTATGTATTAGTTGTACAGCCTCAATATTTAATGAGGACTGGCCGTCAAGGGTTACAGTTCCAATATCGCCATAACAGTAATAATACTACTAGAATTGATCCAGCGACTACTAATATTATTGATTTATATTTGGTAACACAAGCATATTACACTAGCTATACGAATTGGTTACAAGATATTACTGGTACTGTAATTGAACCAAATAGACCAACTATCAATGAGTTACAGCAAGCATATGGTCAGCTAGATGAGTATAAAATGTTGACTGATAGTCTGATATTAAATAGTGTATATTTTCAACCACTATTTGGGACAAAAGCTGCAAGTCAATTACAAGGAACAGTTAAAGTTATTAAGGCTTTAAACACTAGTGCAAGTGATAGTGAAATTCGTAGTGCGATATTATCTGCTATGAATGATTATTTTTCAATTAATAATTGGAATTTCGGTGACACATTTTATTTCTCTGAACTAAGCGGTTACCTGCACAATCAATGCGGTGAACTAGTTAGCTCAATCGTATTAGTACCAAACGATCCTACAATGTCGTTTGGAGATTTATATGAGATAAAATCAGCTCCATATGAAATTTTCGTTAACGGTGCGAATGCCAACGATGTAATTGTTATTGCTGCATTGACCCCGGCTCAGCTACAGATAAGTACTAATAGATAATATTTTTTAGAGAGTTAAGATGGCAACTAGAATCCGTACAATTAATTTTTTACCAGACATATTTAAAACTCCTACCAATGCACAATTTTTAGGAGCTACCCTAGATCAAATAGTTGATCAGCCCAATACGATGAAGATAGAGGGCTATGTTGGTAGTAAATTTGGTTACGGGATTAATGCTAAAGATTATTATGTTGTCGAACCTACTAAAACAAGAACAGATTATCAACTAGAACCTGGCGTAGTTTTTACTAAAAAAGATACTTCAACAGCACAAGATTTTATCAGCTATCCTGGTATTGTAGATGCACTAAAGCTAGCAGGCGGGGTAACCAACAATAATGATAGATTGTTTAACAGTGAGATTTATTCGTGGGACTCATTTACTAATCTAGATCCACTTATTAACTATACACAATACTATTGGTTAAAAGATGGTGCGCCAGCAGTTACTATTTCAACTGATACCATTTATAATAGCGGTGCATATGTAGTTACTAGTTTGCCAAATGGGTACGAAATATCTAGTGATACATCCCCGGCTGGAGCAATTAACCCCTCTATTACTTTACTGCGCGGGGGAGTTTATACTTTTGCGGTTAGTCAATCTACGGAATTTTGGATTCAAGGAAAACCTGGAGTAACAGGATATGATCCCGCACAACCCAATATGCAAACTAGAGATATATATGGGGTAGATAATAACGGGGCAAAAGTTGGATTAGTAACCTTTAACGTACCTTATAAAAATGCACAAGACGAATATAATTTTCCTGGAAATAATCTAGTTGATGTAATATCTGATAAGCCATTTGATCAAATTAACGGTAAACTGTTAAGTGAAGTTAAGAACATTGATGGATTAACATCACTTGAAGGTAAAACTGTTATGTTTTACAATGACGGTGTAGCAAACGAGCAAGGGTATGTTTCAAAGTTTTATGATATTACGCTTTATGATGAAGATGGCGGTAATCCTTATATTTCCCCAGGATCAGCTGCCGATTTTAATAATTATGAGGGAGGATATTATACTAATGTAAGTGATACCTTCTATCAAATTACATACAGTGATGGACCTACACCATCAAATCCTGTAATTAGACTAGTGCCGTTTAGTTCTATTCCTACTAATGAAAAAATCACTGCAACCTCAGGCACCAAATACATAGGTAGAAATTTTTATAGAAATACACAGGGTACTATTAATATTATACCTTACCTAAGTGCTATTTTAGATACACTATACTATCAAGACGGAACTTTTCCTAATAAAGTAGGCGTTATCAAGCTTATTGAAAACAACTCTACTGACAGATTGGATATTAATACTATTCTAGGTAAAAAAACATACACGGCGCCCAATAAAGTAGTATTTACCAATGGATTAAAAGTAAGCTTTAAAGGAAATATAACCCCAACATCTTACAGCACAAATGAATATTATGTAGAAGGTGTTGGTACTGCAATAAAATTAATTCCAGTAACTGAATTAATAGCTCCTGAATCTTTTACTAAAGGAGTGTATTTACCATATGATACAGTTCCCTATGACATTGGTAACTATGACGCACAACTTTACATCCCTGTAGATCAAGACTATATCACTATAGCTAGAGATAGCATAGATAAGAACCCATGGTCAAGAAGCAACCGTTGGTTTCACATAGATGTTATTAATGCAACTGCTGAATATAACAATAAACCTGAAATAGCAACTAACTTGGCCACACAAGCTAACAAAGCTAAACGTCCAATCATTGAATTTTATCCTAACTTAAGATTATTCAATACTGGTATTATAGGAAAAGCTCCTGTAGATTTCATTGATGAAAGAACAACTGACGCATTTAATCAAGTTGCAGGTCAGCTAACTTATTATCCAGACGTAGAAGTATTCACTGCAAAAACAGCTACTATAACTCCGCAGACAATAGCTACCACTACTACTACGGTAGTAATTAATTCTAGCAGTATATTGCCTGGATCGGGATCATTTGTAATAGGACAATATATTACTGACACTACTAACGTGCTGCCATCTAATACTCAAATTACTGCAATTTCAGTTAATGCCGGAGTACTTACTCTTACTGTAGAATGGGAATACGCTTCTACTATTGTACCAACAGGGCTGGCTTCACTAATAGCTAATACACTTTCTAATGATAACTATGCTATCTTTGATGGTGCAAGAATTATTTTTACAAAAGACACGAACATTGATGTCAGAAATAAAATATATGTAGCTAGATTTTCAACTATAGTAAACCAAACATTACCTGTTATCACACTAACTGAAGCAGATGACGGGTTAGTATTAGCCGACGAACAAACAGTTGCCTTTAAAGGATATTATAATCAAGGCAAAGATTGGCACTTTGACGGATTGCGTTGGTATAGTTCACAACAAAAAACAACAGTAAATCAACCACCACTATTTGATATTTTTGATGCAGATAATGTAAGCTTGGGTAATCCTGCGGTATATTCAGGCACTTCTTTTAAGGGAAATAAATTATTTGCCTATGCTATTGGTTCAGGAACAAATGACCCATATTTAGGATTCCCACTTAAATATGTTTCACTTGGTGGCTTAGTAGGAGACATAAGTTTTGATGTATCGCTAAACGCTGATACTTTTAATTTTGTTAGAGGATTTAAATCAATCACTCAAAAAGTGAATACAGGTTATGTATATAACTATAGTGATATTGATACCTATG